CATAATGATCAATGGTATTCCAACAAAGATTTATTTGAGATGTTACAGGCTTTAAAAGAAGACTTACACCAAACTAGGCTGGATTTGCGGAAATATAATGATCTCCGAGGAGCGGTAGCTGAATTGCAGAAAGCTCAAATAGCACAAGCTGAAGCGTGTAAGAAACATCTTTACGATCCTGAAGGGATTACGAGTATATTACGCACAGAGATAATCTCTTTGAAAGATCGTGTAGATGGGTATGATAACAAAATTAAAGGTAGAAAATCCGTGGAAGAAGGATTTATCAGGTGGGGTGGGTGGATCTTTGGTTTAGCTGGTCTGATTATATCAATAATTAAAATACTTACATCGTGAGGTTGATAGTATCTTAGAAGTTGCTAATTTATTCGATGATTTTTTGGATTTGGTTGAAGAGAGTATCGGTAGCGGCGGGATGTGGAGAGAATATCCCGTTGATTTGCTTACTTTTTTTAAATCTGAAAAGTTTCTAAACGAAACTCCTTATGAGGGAAAACAAACAGAGCTTCTTGAGACACTAAACAAAATAATATGGTGGAAGTTAACCGGTAACGAAAAGTACTGTGAGGAAGATCTTAGAGAAGTATTAGAAGCTATAATCCTTTTTGGCAAGGGGTCCGGAAAAGATTTCCTTATCTCTGGCTTTATGGCTTATATGGCTTATTTGCTGTGTTGTATGAGTGATCCTCACGAGTTTTTCAGTTTTGGTAAGGATGAGCCTATTGACCTTATTAATGTAGCTATTAATTCAAACCAGGCAAATGAGGTCTTTTTTAAAAAATTAAAAGCCCGCCTCCGTAATTGCTCATGGTTTAAAGAAGTAAAGCATCGACAGCCTACTGCTTATAATGAGTTTCAGGTTATGAGAAATAAAATCAGGTTTTATAAAAATATTACCTGTCACTCTGCTCATTCCGAAGCTGAGGCATATGAAGGATTTAACCCGTTAATAGTGATCTTTGACGAATATGGAGGATATGCTCCTGAAAATGCAAAGAATGGGTACGATATATTAAAAACATCGGCTTCAACACGATACGGTACAAAGTACCTATTAATATTTATATCATATCCAAGAAGCGAAAATTGTCCCATGTACACTAAATATAAGGAAGCTTTAAAAGATACTTCGGGTACGATGTGGCATATTACTGGTGCTACGTGGGAAGTAAATCTTAAAGTTAAGAGAGAAGACATTGAAAAACAATATGAAGATGATCCTGAAACTATGGAAATGATGATTGAGTGTAAACCCCCCTCTCATTCGGAAGGGTTGTTTAAATTTCCTGAAAGAATTGATGAAGTTACTATGTGGGGAAGGCACGCTCAGAATCAAGACCTTGTTATAGAAGAAACAGTAACAAAAAGAACCCTTGCTAATGGAGAAGAGAAGCATTTTATAGGTTTACAGCTTCATAATTTACGTCTTGATCCTCAATATACATACTACTTGGGCGGGGACTGTGGTGTTACAGAAGATAGTTATGTGCTTTGTTTAGGACATGGAGAGCCAGTAGAAGCGCAAGTAGTTGAAAACGGAGAGGTTATAACTAAATGGATAAACAAACCGATTGAAGATCTTATACTTGAGTGGCGGCCTAATAAAAAGGAACGTTTACCAGTTGACCTTTTGAATGTTGCAGATATAATAGAGCAAATCTGTCAGCAAGTTTATGTGAAAAAAGCATTGTTTGATAAGTTTAATTCTGCTGAAACTGTTCAGCGATTAATTAGTTATGGTGTGGATGCAGAGGATAAAGCTTTTTCAAATCCTTTTCAGTTAAAGATTTATCAAAATGGCAAATCCTTAATATATGGCGGAAATGTACAATTGTTGGACTACAAACCGAAAAATCCAAAAATATGTCCTCCTAACGAGGAGCTAAAAGCTGTTAAGCTCATCAATGGCAATAAGATTGATCATGATAATAAGATAGGGGACAAGCTTGTAGGAAAAGACTTTTCGGATGCTCGTATGAGTTTTATATGGTTATGTAGTTCTGATCCGCCGGATAGTGTAAAGAATTTTTCTATGCCAGTAATAATGGGTGCACAAAGGGGGATTAGATAATGAGTTGGTTTGTAGAAGCACAAAGGATGAAAAGTGGTGGACTATCGTATCGTGAGATTTCTGAAAGATTGAGCATAAGTTATAACACGGTTAAGAGTAGGTTTCTCAGAGCCTCAAAAAAGCAGCAAGTGAGTGGGCGGGAAGAAATAGTTCCCGAAGTAGTAGAATATGAAGATTATTATGTAATAAGTTCAAAGACAAGATCGATAGAATTAAAAAAATCAGTACTTAAGGAACTTAAAGCATTATATTGTGGCACAGATTATCTTACTATAAATCAAATATGTAGAAAGCTCAACATTCCACGAAGAGATTTTATGCTCATAAAAAATGCTTTTGGAATTACGCATGATGATGTACCCTACACTGATGAAGAAATACTTAATGGTGATCTGGATGACCTGGTTAAAGATACTCTTGAAAAGCGAAAAGAACAGTATTTTTTAAAGCTACAGGAAACTGAAATTAAACAGTTAAAGAAAGAAGTAGAAAAATACAGAAAAAAAGAGTACTTTATTGAGTTAATACACGATCTTACGGAAGAATTCCTCCATGATTTTTCAAATACTTATAGTTTTTCACGTCCCTCTACTCCTATTCATGCTGATTCGACAAAAATGCTTGAAGTTCCTATAGTGGACTTACACTTAGGAAAACTTGCATGGGCTCCCGAGGCTGGAGAGGATTATGATCATAAAATTGCTCAAAAACGATTTTTGAGTGTAATCTATGACGTTGTTGAAAGAACATCGCACTTAAAATTTGAAAAAGTGCTGTTTCCAGTAGGAAATGACTTTTTTAATTTTGATACCATAACCGGAACAACTACTTCAGGAACTCTTCAAAATAATGATTTACGCTGGCAAAAGCTTTTCACTAAAGGGCTTGAACTTTTAATCAAGGCTATAGATTTACTTAATACGATTGCTCCTGTTCACGTCTTTTGTGTTCCTGGAAATCACGACAAAATGATTAGTTTCTATGCGGTCTGTAGTTTAAATTGTTGGTACAGGACGGTAGATACGGTTACTGTTGACACTAATCCAATGTCCAGAAAGTATATAGAATTCGGTAAATGTCTTATAGGCTATACCCACATGGACAAAGAAAAGAAGCGTATTGAAGGAAACATGCAAGTTGAAGCGGCTGAGGCATGGGGGAGGACTAAGTACCGAGAATGGCATGGTGCTCATTTACATAGTGAACAGGTCAGAGAGGTTTATGGGATAAAGATACGAAATCTCTCCTCTTTAACCGGTACTGATGCATGGCATTTTGAAAGCGGCTACGTGGGAGCATTGGCTGTAAACCAGTCTTTTATATGGGATAAAGAAAAAGGATTAACAGACATACTGTATTCGACTGTTACTTAAAAAAATTAGTTGTCTATTCTAAATAGAAGGCAGGGTTTGTCAATGGCACTTTTTGATAAAGTAATAAACTTTGTAAAGAATGGAATCACAATAAATACATATGCCCGTAACACCACAGATAATCGAGAACCTCCTGCTCCTGATCTTGGTGGCACTAGGAAATCTTTGTCTTCTAATGAGATTGGCGGGGGTTTATTTGGAGCACTCCCAAAGAGAACAAGATCTGAATTAGGCTTAGATGATAGAAGACTTAGAACATATGATGTTTTTGAGTTAATTGATATTCTTACCGATGCTCATCCTGATCTATCTTATGCTTTGTGGAACTTTTTACGTCTTGGGAACAGTGGTTTTAGCTATTCTGTAAAAAAAGTTGGCTCTGATAAAGATTACCCACAGGGGAAACGTGAGATAGATGAGTTTTTAGCAAAGTTAAAAATACCGAATCTATCAGGATTTGAACGCTCTAAAGGCATTACTAAATTGATAGATCAGATGATTTTACTGGCAATTACCCGTGGGGCGATTGCCGGAGAGTTGGTTCTAACACCAGACTTGTCAGAAGTTGTAAGGCTTGCTTTGGTAGATCCTGCGACTATAGATTTTCAGCTTATTAATGGAAGGTACATACCAACTCAGGATAACGGCAGGATCGTATTAGATATCCCAACTTTTGCATACGAGGGTATTGATGAAAGAGTTGATGATCCTTATGGTCGTTCTCCTATATTTAGTGCATTAAGTATAGTTCTATTCCAGTTACAAGTACTAAATGATATAAAAGCAGTCGTTCATAATCAAGGATACCCGAGACTTGATTTAATGATTATTGAAGAAGTTCTATTAAAACGTATGCCTCTTTCAATTAGAAACAATGAGCAGCAAAAGGAAAAGTGGTTAAATGACAGGTTAGGAGACATTATTAGAATGTATAACAACCTAAATCCAGATGATGCTCTTGTTCACTATGACAGTTTAAAAGTAGGCGAAGCTGGAGGAAAAGGCAGTGGAGCACTTATAGATCCTGAGAAACTAATGCATGTAATAGATAATTTAATCCAAAGTGGTGTTAAAACATTATCTACGCTACTCGGAAGACGTGGGGCGGGTCAGACAGAAAGCTACGCAAAAGTTGAAATTAAGCTTTACATGGCAGGTTTAGCAGGTATACAGAGATATGTAGCAAGTTTCATGGAGAAAATTCTTACTACTTATCTGAATTTAAGAGGCAAACAAGGCATTGTTGAGTTTGAGTTTAAACCTATTGAAATACGATCTGAACTTGAGCAAGAACAATTTAGATCAACTAGGTTAAACAATATAGCTATGATGTATGACAGAGGATGGATCTCACAAGAAGAGGCAGCAATGCGGGCTGTGGGACATGCTCCCGATGCCCCCGAACCGAGGGTGGTTGGTAGTGTTGTCAGAAATGCAGACGGTAGCCCTGTTTCTGGTACAACAGACACTAACCCAAGAGCGGGTGGAAACACAGATGATTCTGGTAATTAGTATAGAAAGGAAGGATACATATGCCTAAACCTACAGAACAGCAGTTACAGATTATTAATAGTAAATTTAGTCAAACGCCCTTGACTGAGGATAATTGTTTCGTTTTTTCCAATTTAATGATTGATAATCTTCCTACGACGTATTATTCGATAATTCAACCAGCATTGTTAAATACATTTCTGGAGGATGTGAAAAAAGGTATTTCTCTGTTACTTGTGCATAACAGCAGAAAACTTCCCATAGGTAGATCTTTTGATGCCCGCGTAGAAAGCGAGTATGTTCCGGAAGCAGGGAGAGAAGTTCTTACACTCTACGGTGACTTTTATGTTCCTCTTGGAATTGCGCTTGAGGGCGGGATTACAACTGATGATGTTGTAAAAGGAATTGAGACAGGTATAAATTTTGCGACATCCATTGGATTTAATGCAGAAGAGTGGAAGTGTTCCATTTGTGAAAATGATATTCGAGATTATTTTGCCTGTCCGCATATACCAGGCAGAAAATATGCAGTCGAACGTGACGGTAAAGATGTTGTTGAAACTTGCTATGTGTTAGTGGGCGGGAATGGTGAAGGAGAGCTATTAGAGGACTCTCTTGTATATGCAGGAGCGTGTGACAGAGCGGGAGTTATTAGAAATTTTTCTGCGAATGTTACAGATTTTAGAGACTCGTCTAAACTACAAGTGATTGATGACATTAAGAACGTACCAATGGAGTCTGTGATCACGCAATATTACACCAAAGATGGTTCTGTATTATTTACAGACAAGCCGGAAAGAACGTGTGGCACAGAGTATTTAAGGAAAAGGAGTGAAGACCAAGCGATGTTGGAGAAAGTAATAGAAGTCCTCGGCAAGTTTGATATTAAATTCGCTGACGAATCTGAACTCGAGACTGTTCTTTCTGAAATTTTCTCGTTAATGGAAAGTACTACCAATAAATTAGAAGAGGCTAACTCAGAAATAACAGCTCTTACTGAGAAGTTAGGGGAGGCAAACGAAGAGTTGGCACAGAAAGACAGCACTATTAATGAATTAACTGAAAAGAACGAAGAGCTTTCTGAAAAAGCAGGGCTTGCAGAGACTTATCGTAAGGATTTGATTAATCAGGCATTAGAAGCAGGTATTCGTGCTCAGGGCAACTCTTTCCCGTCTGAGATGTTTGAAAAATTTCTTGGGACACTTTCTGTTGATGAACTCAAGGAAGTAATTAAGAATTTCAATGAGGAATTCGCGGCAAAATTTGACGGTCTGGGATTTGCAAAGGGTATTGAAGACAGTGACAGTAAAGCAAATAAAGAATTTACCCGTGACGATTTTGAAACTGAAGCAGAATTCAGGGATTTTATCGCAGATAAAGCGGTAGAATATGCATCTGAAAATAAAGTATCTCTATCAGAAGCGACTAAGCTTATGTACGAGAAGTATAGTAAAGGGAGTGAAGAATAATGGCTGGACAGACTACAGGTTTACAGAAAACATATATTTGTGAAAGCGCTAATATTGACCCTTACACCGCAGTAACTTTTGGAGCTTTAGACGGTGGCTGTGTGATCCCAGATGCCGATAATTTAATTCCGTTGGGTGTTGTCACTAATGATGCTAAATTGGTAAATGCTCCAAGTGCGGGCGGGGTTCAGACCGGAAGAAATGTTGCAGTACAGCTTTCGGGTATTGCTGAAGTTACTCTGTCGGGTGACGTAGATTATGGTGAAAGAGTTATTCTTGCTAATGGTGGTGCTGTTAAGAGAATGCCGCAAAACCCAGGAGTAGCCGAAGTAACTGAAATTAAGGTTACAGCAGGAGCAAGTGATGCTGGTGACGTGACTATCACACTTAATGGGGTAGACATTGACGTTACTTTAGCTGGTACTGAAGACGCTGCCGGTGTTGCTACAGCGATCGCTACTGAAATTAACAGTGGTACCACGCATACCGCTACTGCTGCGGATGATACAGTAACCATTACTGCTGTTGCCAAGGGCTATCAAGTACCGCCCACATTTGACGGTGGAGACACTGGCGTAACTGCAAGCGTTTCTGTTACCACTTTGGGTAAAGAAGAAGGCAATGGGTCATTTAATGTACTCGGTTATGCTGAAGCCAGCGGTACTGACGGTGACGTTATTCCGGTAAGTATCAAAATTAGCCACTACTATGTGCCGTAAGGAAAGGTAAGGAAAGGTAAGGTGAGGTAGATGCCTACGACTCAAGTTGTCCATTATGATAAACTATTAACCAACATATCTGTTGGTTACACCAATGATGAATATATCGCTAGTCAGATTCTTAAAGAAGTACCAGTAGATAAGCAATCTGACAGGTATCCAGTTTATGGCGAGGAAGTATTTATTGCACATGATGATAGACGTGCTCCTGGTACTGATGCAAATGAAATCCAGTGGACTTACAGTGATGATACCTATTTCTGTGAGGGACATGCTCTCAGAACGAGAATTCCGGACGAAGTGAAAGAAAATGCTGATGATGTATTTGATCTCGAAGCAGACGCTACTACTCTGGTAAGTGAAGGGATTCTCTTGAATAAGGAAATTGCTGCTTCTAATCTTCTACTCAATTCTGCAACTTATGATCCGCAGTTAGTTGTCCCTACTGGCGGGGCTGACCAGCCTAAAAAATGGGATGATCCGGATTCTGATCCTATCGCTCTTGTCTCTCAGATGAAAGAGTTAGTGCACGAAAAAATTGTTCTCGACCCGAATACGCTTTTACTGTCTTATCCTGTTTATAATAGGCTGAGAAGGCATCCGAAATTGATTGCGTTGCTTAAAGTAAAAGAGCTATCACTTATACCTCTGGAAATGATGAAGGAATTTTTCGAAGTCGACAACATTATCGTTGGCAGAGCGGTTGCCGCTACAAGAACACCAGGAGGTGCCAGCAGAAAGAGTTACATATGGGGCAACTCAGCTATCTTGGCTTATGTTCCGAAGAACCCTGGTAAGAAAGTTCCTGCGTTCGGTTATTCCTTCATGTGGAATAAGGATGGTAAAGGAGCCGTACAGGTTCGTAAGTGGTACGAGGATGGTCCGCAGTGTACGTTTGTTGAAGCTGAAAGATGGTACGACCACAAAATCGTATCTAGCAGAGCAGGTGTACTGTTCCCCGATGTAGTTAGCTAAGGATACTGTGCGTATATAAAGGAACTCCCGTGCCATTTAATAGTATGGACGGGAGTTCTGATCGTTTATCCTAATCGCCAAGAACATTCCTACTTCTAAGCGTAGCGCAAAAGGATTAAAAGAATTAGGCTTAATAGCTTAAAATAAAATAGGGTTGGAACGACCCGAATATAAGAGGCTCGTGGAGATAGTAGGTTACGAGGTTGATGAAACGAGAATCTCCACCTTCTAAGTGAAACGTAAGGTGGAGAGGTTCAAATAATATAAATAGGGATTTTGTTAATTTGTACGAAAGGATGTATGATTGTGGCCGGTAGGAAGAAAACAAGTGATGCCGTTAAAAATAATAAGGTTAAAAAGGAACGCAAAACTCCCGCTAAAGATAGTACGGTTAAAAAGGAAAGTAAAACTTCTGTAACTGAAGAGAATAAGGTAATTGATACTGAAAAGGTAAATAAGGAAGTAACAGAAGTCAACGTAGAAGCTAACGATAGGGAGAAGAAAGAAGTAACAGAAGTTAAAACTGTTGAGCTGAAGAAAATAGGTACTGAACAACATTCTCTTGTAAAAGATAGCCCGCTCACGTTATGTATTTCGGCAGACACTGCTAAGGTTACTATAAAAAATATTGGCGGGGGAGATGTTGTAATTCAGTCGCCTATTAAAATAAAGCTTTATGTGGGCAGTTCTGTGGATATAAATTCAAATGAAAATATTGTTCTTAGCTCACGTTCTTACCCTAAAGTTTCAGTAACTTATTGGAGGTAGCGGGAATGTTGTTTTTAACTCCTGGTTATGAGAAAAGGGTTAGGGGAAAATTTGGGTTAGATGAAATAGATCTTACCGATGATGATATCAATAATCCGAAGTTCCCTGAGTTGGCAGAAAAAACAGTTGTAAAAAGAGTGCCCATGTATGCTTCTATAACGGATGAAGTAGAGTTGTTCTACCTCGAAGAAGCCGCTATTAATTATATTTGCTATAAGTTATGCCCCTCCCTCCCAAGAAGGTTAAATATAGAAGTAAAGACTCTGGACACTACTTGGAAAAAAGAAAAAATAGACTGGGCGAAACTTGCTGAATATTTCTTAGGTGAGTTTGAGAGTGCATTGGGAAATATTGAGTCTGTTGAAGTTGCGGGCGGTTCTCCTGATATAGCCGGTGTCATAGTACACGAATACGATCCAATTGGTGGTTGATAGCTTTGATCGCAAAAGAAAAGTATAAAATTATACAACGTTGGGGTTCGTCAGTTACTGTAAAACCAATTACAGGTGATGAGTTCACAACAAAGGCACTTATAGGCAGGGGAACTCAATTATTTTCAAGTACTATTTCAATGGAGTCGATCAGGCGCTGTTACTTTTTGCCTGATGTTAATATAGATAATGGATACATTGTAGAGAATAATGTAACTGGTGAAACTTACTTAGCCATTGCAATGTATCCTGAAGAATACAATGGCAAAGTACTGTCGATGGCATCTATGATGTACGTATGCAATGCTATTGTTAATATATATGGTATTACTGATTCCTATGACGAGTATGGAAATAAGACGTCTGATAAGGAGCCTGTCGTCACCGATGCTTCGTGTTATGTACAAAGAGTTACTGCTGATTTGAGGCAGTATGATCCAGGGCTTCATCCTGATGCGGAGGATGTAATTTTCTTGTCAAGATGTGATGCGGATTTAATGGATACTATTGAGATAGTAAGTGACAGTGTTATGAAAAAAGTGAAAGCGGTGGATGTTAATAACTATCTGTTTAATGGGGTAACAAGAATACAAGTGAAATCGGAGACTCGAAATGCCTAAGAGACCATATGCTCCAAAACACCATACAAGTAAAGGTACGCCCACCGCCAGATTTGGTGGCGGGTATATTATTTTTAGAGCAGATTTACTTACAAAGGATCTA